ACATTAGGCGGCAATTCAACCACTTCTGTTTCCGGTGCCTCTTCTGCTAGAACGTCTTCTCCTTTAGTGAAAACTTCTTGTGCTTCTTCCGCCATTCTCTGTACTCCAAACATTAAAATTTGCGGCAACGGTGCGCCGCTCTCCTTCACCATCGAAAGGATACACCATGTGTTGCAACCACGAGGGAAACATCAAAAACTTCCCTATTTCCGGTTTGATTACAAAATTCTGTGGTGGCCGCAATCGCTCCAAGTCAATCACCGAATTGATGCCGTAGTTAAAGGCCAAACAGCCATCGGAATTGCCCGAGGCATTATAGAGGTTGTACTCAGGACTACCCGAAGTCGGTTGATCCAGAATCTGTTGTGGCACCTTTGTCCACGACGTACAAGACAACCCCATGAGGGTCTTTGTGCCGTGGTCGTGCATCGGGTTGTAATCGCCCTGATAACTATGCACGGACCACAGTTCATCCACTTCAACATGCCGAGTATTCATCTCATAGCCCATCGCGCCAAACGCCTTTAAATACTCCACCCCAAGCGCACCGCTCATGCGAACAAATTCTTCAAGCCGTGAATCGCTATGATCCATCGTCAGTTGCTCACCATGACCAATCTGACCAACCAGCGTTCCTGCATGGGAATGGCGATCCTCCTGCTCCCGCAAATCGTCCAGATAGTGGTTCAGATCAGACACCATTTCATCGGGCATCTGCATTTCCAGCAGTAGTAGCGAAGGGATGGGCTGTATTCGAAACTCGTACTTCACTACGATTAGGAAGGTATAGTGAAAGAAGTATCTGATACTGGAAGTTTTGGAGGATTCGTAATTACCGAATCGACCTGACTTGCAAAAACTCCATCCCAAAGAGCTGTAGGTATGAGTGCCTCTATCTCTGATTTTGTAAACGAACCTTTAGCTTTCTTAGTAAAGTTCGCAGTTCCATCAGGGGCTACTGCGTCTACCGTTCTATTAAAAGTAGACTTGTAGTAGGTTGCGTCGCCTTCTGAGTCATTCTCGTAGGTTGCTGAAAAGTCCCATCGTTCTACTTTGTTATTTAGGCTGTAAGGTACAGCTCCAAATTTTTTAGTGACTGCCATTCTTATTCTCCTTTGAGTTTCGTTACTTCTGCTTGTAAAGCGGTTACTTGGTTTGAAAGTTCTTGTACAGCTTTTATCAAAGGTGTGACAAACATTTCTCTTGATACTACTTGGCTTCCATCTTCTCTTTCTTTCCAGCCTCCAAAGGTGTCTACACCCTCTTTGTCAAGAGCTTCTTTTACTTCTTGAGCGATCAAGCCGTGCATAACAGTTTCAAGGTCCATATTATTTGTCTGACTGTACTCAGACCATTCTTCAGGAAACTCGTTACTTGGTTTCCATTGGAATGTTACAGATCGCAAGTTATTGATAAAAGAAAGACCAAGTTTGTCATCCTGAACATTTCTTTTCTTTCTAATATCTGATGTTCTTGTCCAAGCGGCATCCGTATCAAATTCATTTTGAACAAGATTAGAGGATCTACCAAAAGTAAACTGGCTGTCTTCTCCACCCGAAATATCGTGGCCTATTACTATCTGATATTGAGCATCAACCGCACTAGCATTAGCGTTGTGTCCTATCAGTTGATTATACGAACCAGTAGTTAATGAGTCTCCCGCTTCCTTTCCTAATGCGTTGTTTCCTGCACCACCATTAACTGCATATAGGGCAAGTCTACCCACCGCCGTATTATTATCTCCAGTCGTCAAATCGTTCAATGCGCCATTGCCGACCGCCGTATTGGATTCGCCTCCATTGGATGTACAGAGAGCGAAAGAACCTATTGCCGTATTACCCTCGTGACTCACGTTTAATGTCAATGCATCCGTACCGACCGCCGTATTGTTACTAGCCTCGGTGTTGGCATTCATAGCCCCTTTACCTACCGCCGTGTTTTGATCGCCAAGGGTATTTGCCGCTAAAACGTTATAACCAAGAGCCGTATTGCTTACGCCACCCGCTACTTGTGTTGATAAAGCATAAGCACCAACGGCGGTATTGTAGTGTGCGGTGGTATTTGAATCCAAGGCTGCATAACCTATCGCCGTATTAGACTCGCCAGAGGTTATAGCTAACAAGCTGTTTCCTCCGATAGCGGTATTTAAAGAACCAGTAGTTATACCCTTCATTGAGGCTGTGCCAACCCCTACATTACTACTGTTGCTATTACCAGAGACTCCAACCCCTGCTTCTGCCCCTATATAGGTATTACTTTTTCCTAAGACATTATAATATCCAGCGTTAACGCCGACTCCGACGTTGTTTGAATCTTCATCCGAATCATTATTTTGTGAAAATAGAGCGGAATCTCCAATAGCAGTCGATTTATTTCCTGTATCGTCACTACTAAGAGCGTATGCCCCCACAGCCACATTTGCATCACCACTTGTTATAGCATCACCAGCTAGGCCACCTATTAAAGTATTTTGAATTCCTGTGCTTACTGCTGTACCTGCTAAATAGCCTACTGCTGTATTGTAATTATTTGCATGATGGTTTTGCACTTTTAAAGCGCCCATTCCTATTGCAACATTGTACCAACCAGTATCTTCACCACTTAATGCTTCATACCCTAGTGCTACACTACCACCGCCAGTTGTTAGAGCATCTCCAGCTAGGCCACCTATCAAGGTATTCTGAACGCCTGTGCTTACTGCTGTACCTGCACTGTGTCCGACTGCCGTATTGAACGAATCTGTGGCCGTTGCGTAGTTTTGAACAGCTAAAGTTGAATGGCCTATGGCAACACTTTTGCTACCTACATCGTCTGTAGTTAAAGCTCCATACCCCAACGCAACATTCAGTCCGCCAGTGGTTAGAGCGTCACCTGTAAGGCCCCCGATGAGGGTGTTTTGGGTTCCTGTGGTGACGTTATTACCAGCAGCATGTCCTATAGCCACGTTGTAAGAATTAGTAGCTGTAGTAAAGTTTTGTTGTCCAAGAGCGTTTACGCCTATAGCGATATTTCTACCACCATCCGTGTCTGAGCTTAAAGAACCTTGGCCTATAGCCACGTTGTTAGAGCCAGTTAGTAGAGCATCTAACGTATTTGAACCCACGGCGACGTTGTAACCTCCCGTAAGGTTTGATGCCATGACATTAGCACCAACACCAGTATTATGTGCGCCAGTGTTGGCTGTTAAAGCATCTTGCCCTACAGCGGTGTTCCCTGTATTTGTCGTTACAGCAGCTAGAGCATTGCCTCCGAAGGCTGTATTAACTCCTGAAGTATTAAGCTCTAAAGCGTCTTTACCAAAGCCCGTGTTACCATCGCCTGTGGTTATAGCACTACCAGCGTTGTAGCCAAATAGCGTATTAGCAGAACCCGAATTTATAGAAGAACCTGCTTCACCACCGACTAAAGTATTTAATGTTCCAGTAGTCACCCCCGCACCAGCAGAATAACCAACTGCAACATTAAACGTGTTTGCAGCAGTGGTGTGATTTTGAGTGACTAAAGCATTATAGCCTACGGCTGTAGAACGACTGCCTAAAGTATCTGTGCTTAATGCTTGATAACCCAATGCTACGTTGTAATCAGCATCTGTAAGAGCATCTCCTGCAAGACCACCTACTAAGATATTACGAATCCCTGTAGTGACATTTGCTCCAGCAGCGTATCCTGCGGCTACATTCTAGTTTTCAGTTGCAGTGGAAAAATTTTGAGATTGAAGGGCAGCATCGCCAATAGCTACTGCTCTGCTTCCAAGAGTATCTGCACCTAAAGCATCACGCCCGACTACCGTGTTGTTGCTTCCAGATGTAAGAGCATCACCAGCGATACCCCCTATGAGGGTATTCTGAATGCCCGTGGTGACTGCTGCACCTGCCTCATGTCCAACGGCAGTGTTGTAAGCATCTGTAGCCGTTGCGTAGTTTTGAATACTTAGCGCGTTATGCCCGACAGCTACTGCTCTGCTTCCTAAAATATTTGTAGTTAAGGCTTGATGGCCAACCGCAACATTTCTTTGTCCTGTAGTCGTTGCATCACCTGATGCATTACCAATAAAAGTATTCCGAACACCAGTACTAATTGCGTTTCCAGCGTCTTTACCAACCGCCACATTATCGGCGGCAGAGTTTGAAGCCCCACCTAAAGCACCAGAACCTACAGCGGTGTTATCTGCACCTGTACCAACGTCAAAAGCATAAGCACCTATGGCGGTGTTGTTATCTACGCCTTGAGACGCTGAACCAGCATTTGAACCAACATATGTATTCAAATCACCAGTAGTTATAGCGTCACCAGCAAGACCACCTATGAGGGTATTATTTACGCCTGTGGTGACAGCCACACCAGCCCCATAACCTACCGCCGTGTTATAAGTATCTGTAGCTGTGGTGAAGTTTTGCGCGGTTAAAGCTGAATAGCCTATAGCGACTGACTTACTACCTAAAGTATCTGTTCCTAAAGCGGAAACACCTACTGCTACGTTATAGTCAGCGTCCGTTAAAACATCACCAGCTAAACCTCCGACTAAGGTATTTTGAATACCAGTGGTGATGTCGTTACCTGCTTGATAGCCGACAGCGACATTGTAAGAGTCTGCCCCCGCATTCAATGTTTGAAGGGCTTGCGAACCTACCGCCACATTTTTTCCGTTCCCATCTTCGGTCGCTAATGCCGCTGACCCGATTGCCACGTTGTCAGCGCCCGTCGATATAGCCCCGCCAGCATTGTCTCCCACCGCCGTGTTGTCCGAACCGGATGTCACCGCGTCAAGGGCATTCTCACCTATCGCGACGTTATCTGTTCCGGTGGTAAGGGCGGTTCCCAAAGAACCGCTCCCTAAACCAATATTTCCTGTGCCCGTTGTTAGGTCCAAAGCGTCTGTGACGGCGGCCCCAGATCCAGCCCCGTCCGTATAGATAATCTTAATGCCGCCATTGGGTATCGTTACGTTTGCGCCTGTGCCCTGGGAAATTACAAGCTTGTATCCCCCGGTCGTATTATTTTCGAGGACCCACATTTTATTAATAGTGGAAGGAGCAATAGTAACCGTCCGGTCTTGCGTCAAATCCGCACTCGAACTGATTTTTACATACAAACTACGAATCGCGTCTGTCGCGCCATCCGTCATAGTGATCGTTGTATCGGCGTTTCCAATGGTTTCTGTCCCGGAAGAAAACCCTTCCGCGATCAGCTCCAAGTTGGTATTTGTGGTATCGCCCCACGTTCCCGACTGTTCGCCCGTGTTTATTTCCTCCAATCGGAGGTCATTCGTATAAGAACTAGCCATGATCTATCCTCATGCTGCTACGTCTTCCCATTCTGGAGACTGTGATGGTGTGGTTCCTGACCACGAGGCACTTTGTGATGGTGTGGTTGGAGTGTAGTCCGGGTCTTGGCTGGGGACAATGTTTCCCCAGACAAGGAGGTTTGCCAGTACGGTTGTTCCCGCAACCCCCGTAACCAAAGCTGTCGCTGCACCCGTACCTGTAACGGTCCCCACCACTGCGGTGGACGAAACTCCGGTAACGGGGAAGATGTTTTCAGTGCGCGTAGCAAGGGTGCCAACCGCCGCGGTTCCTGCCACTGTGGTCGGATAAACGTTCGCATCTCCGGTAACGGTTTCGTCACCCAAGGCGACCGTGGACGCGGTTCCGCTGACTCCGGTGATGGCGAATCCTGCGGCGAGTACCGTGCCGAGCGCAGACGTTCCAGCCAGCCCTGTAACCGAGAGATTAGCTTCTCCCGTAACGGTGACTGAGCTAACTGCGCTTGAGCTTGCGAGACCTGTGACCGAAACATTGGCAATACCCGTTGCAACCAGGGTTCCAATTGCTCCTGTGCCTGCAAGACCTGTGACCGAAACTTCGGCATTACATGAGACAGAGATCGATCCAAGAGCAGACGTTCCCGCCAATCCTGTAAGAGCAATCGGATCTTCTTCGCTCCAAGCGCCAGATCCCCACGCACCACGTCCCCAACCTGTGACATTCGCCATCGACTAGGCAATACGTATCACTGCGTTACTGGCATCAGAAGTAGGGAAGGTAACAGTAAAGCTACACGCTGTTGACGTTTTATCCGCGCCAAAATCAAAAACCGCGACCGCCGGATCACCAGAAGCCGAGTCGTTAAAAATCATACATCCGCGTGCTGTGATGGTTGCTGTCCCGAAAGTTAAATCAGAAAAGTCGGTAAACGCCGTGGTTCCAGAGGTCGTCGGATTCACCCGTGTTAAGGACGCGCCCTTTGCCGTGTAGTTCGTACCCGACGCTTCCTGCGCGGTACTGTACGCCGTTGTCGCTGCACTCATCGTTGCAGAACTGGTGTATAACGCCAGGTTAAAGGTGTTACCACCTGAGAGTAAAAAGTTGTGCTTGGCTTCTAAAAGTTCTTTCTTGAAGCTGGTACACATTGCCTGTGTGATTGCCATTAGAGTCTCCTAATAATTTCGGCCAGATCACGATGGCCTTGCTTTTCGAGTGCATTACAAATAGTGCAGACATGCCCTTCCACGGCCTTCTGCATATATCCAGTTAATAATGATTCCATATAATCTTTGAACGCATGGGCCTGCTGGCGAATTGGTTCCGGTGCGTCATCACTAATGCTGACGATTCTATCCGCCGCCATTTTTGCCAGTTCCTCTGGCGTATGACCGCGATAATGCGTGGTCTGTACTCCCAGATTTCCAATCGATGTGTCTAAATCAACTTGAAACATTAATAACCCGTTGGTTCTACTGCACGAGTAACGTTCACGCCATCCTCGCGCCCGTAAATAGAAACGACCACTTCCTCTTCTTGCTCAATATTGGAAAAAGCCGTCACCTTTAATTCTCCATCCTCTGCATACACTACAGGAGGATTATCCAATCGATGATACCCGTACAACTTGTTCTTTTCTGTGACATTGGTATCCAGCAATGGTGAACGCGGAGCCACAGCCACTTCCATTCCGGCAGACATACATCGCGCTAACCAAAACTCACAACACGCTCGACCTAGCTCCGCATAGTGCATATTAGTGCTATAAGTAAAGTCCACGCCAAATACACTCAAACGCTTCACCTTGCTCCACAACGCAAAAGCAATTGCATAAGACACGGTGTTGTTAAAATAGCCACACCCTAAGTCTCGAACAACCTTGTCTAACGGATATGGCTCTATAGCGGGAACCCGTTCATCCAACTCACAGGAATAAACAGGACACGTAAGTTTCGGTAATACCTTTTGCATCACTTCCGTCTGTCCGCCTGCATCCTCGCTATCAAAAAATCTCGAAGCTGGGTCCATCATAAACACGCGATCCGGCTGCACTACCGCGCACATGGCATTGATCGCCCACACTTCGTCATACTCTTGGCTATGAGTCAAAGACAGGTGGTAATCCAATTGGCTTTGGCCTAACCCCAACAATGCGACGTGCTTGTTTTCTAAATTCGGCATCAACGTTTTTCTCTTAGAATAAGTCCGGTGCGATACCCATCCGTGACTTCTTTTGCCTCCCCAAACGATTTCAACCCGGACAAAGACTCCATAAAGCGTTTCTGGTAATCCATCAGTAACTGCGGCTCACCTTTCATAAAAGTATAGGCTTCTATAAGAGATCCGTATAGAAGCGTAACGGGCGCATTAGTGCTTAACCAGGTGGTCCCGCTGTCCCCTGCCGCCGTAAGACTAGCGGGCCGGTAATAATAATGTAGCTCTGCTGAATAGTTACTATCTGGAGTAGGGCCGATTAAAAAGTTATCGGTATCGAATAAGGCGTAGTAACGCGGAGAACCCGTGGTACTGGAATTAGGGTTAAACGTCTGTATGAAATTTACGTCTTTTAGTTCTAAAAACGTTTTGATGCTGCTAGACGTAAACGACAAAGAAAACGGTGCCAAAAAATCAGAAGGCGAACCTAAATACTGATTAGAGGAGGTC